TCGACGCACCCGCCGATTCGTTATCACAGTTGTTATAAATGCGGGCATAATTTTAAATCAGTTGAGGTTGATGAGGATAAATGACTTATTGCTACTGCGTAGTAACGACCCCATTGTCAAAAAATGTGGTTAAGGTAATATTGAAGTAGAACATTTATAGCGGGACAGCTGATCACTGTTGCCGCGCCCAATAGCTGTAAAGAGCCATCTCCAGTCGACTGGCGGGAGGTGGCTTTTTATTGGGAAAAATAGGAGGCAGGTTTGAGCGCACCAACAAGGCAGGAAATGCTCGATAACGTTGAGACCGCGATCAACGCGCGAATTACCGGCGGCGCGGTGCATTCGTATGCGATTGGCGGGAGAAATCTTCAATACATCACTTTAGACGAGTTGCGAAACTTGCGGGATCAGTTGCGCCGCGAGATAGCGGGTTCCGGTGAAAATACAACCTATGCTTCGTTCGGGAGTCCGTCATGAAAAAAACTTTTTCTGACAGGTTGTCGGGTGGTTTAGACGGTCTCATTTCGTTTTTTTCTCCCCGGGCCGGTTTCAAAAGAAGCATGTTCCGGCAAGCGATCAAGTTATCGGATTCGTTCGGTTCTTATAAAGGTGCTTCCCGCGATCGGCTTCGTTCATCGTGGATCCCGGGCGGCGGTTCTGCGGACTCGGACTTATTGCCTGAATTAAAAGACATCAGGGAGCGTAGCCGCGACTTAAATCGCAACGACGCGCATGCGTCAGGCATCACCTCTACTATGACCACCAATGTGGTCGGATCAGGCATTCGTCCGCAGTCGCGGATTGATAAAGAGTCACTTGGAATGGATGAGAGTACGGCAAGTACGTTTCAGAAAGACGCGGAGCGTGTTTGGAAGAAATGGACGTCGTATGCGGACGCTGGCAACCGCATGGATTTTTACGAGATTCAAGAACTCGTTGATAGACAGATTTTAGAAAACGGCGAGGCAATTATCATCCCGATGATGCTTCAGGATCCAGACCGTCCGTATTCGTTGGCTTTGCAAATTATCGAATCAGACCGGTTGGATACGCCGACCGGCATGCAGGGTGACCGGTCGATACGTTCAGGCGTGAAGATCGGCGAAAAGGGCGAACCGGTTTCGTATTTCATTCAAAAGACGCATCCCGGTGATATTCGCTATACCAAGCAAGCCGAAAGAGTATTTACCGAGATACCGGCCAAGAACGAATACGGCCGCAGAAATGTTTTTCATCTTTATTACGTCCAGCGTTCCGGGCAGACGCGGGGAGTTCCGTTCTTCGCTCCGGTTTTGACTTATTTCAAAGACCTTGGAGAATACGCGGAAGCTGAGCTGGTGGCCGCGCGGATCGCGGCGTGTTTCTCTCTTTTTATCACATCCGAAGCATCGATGGACGTATCAGCTGGCGGCGCATATGACAGAAATCCGTCAGGTCAGCTTCTCGAGAGCCTAGAGCCGGGAATGATTAAGCACTTAATGCCGGGTGAGAGTATCACATCGTTTAATCCGCAGAGGCCGGGGGCGAGTTTTGAGCCGTTCGTAGATCGCATCTTAAAAGCAATTTCGGCGGCGTTAGGTTTGCCGTATGAACTGGTGGCTAAAGATTTCAGTAAAACAAATTATTCGAGCGCGCGAGCGGCATTACTTGAGGCGAGGCGTTATTTCAAAATGCGGCAGGAATGGCTTGCTCGAAAACTCTGTCAGCCGATTTGGGAGATGGTTTTAGAGGAGGCGTATCTTCGCGGTGAAATCAGCGCGGACACATTTTACGAAAACAAGCGTTATTGGACTGGCGCGTCTTGGATCGCCCCGGGCTGGGAATGGGTGGATCCGTTAAAAGAAGCGCAGGCCGCAGAGGTCGGGTTAAAGAACGGCATCGTCACGTTCTCGGATATTTACGCGCAGGAAGGCAAAGATTGGGAGGAGAGTTTCGAGCAACGTAAACGCGAAGAAACCAAAATTAAAGAATTGGGGCTGGAGCAAGCATTCAATGGGAATCAAACGAATCAAAACAAAACGATCGCGGATCCAAACCAAGACGATCAACAAGCTGGTGCTGGGAAATAAAAGCCAGATGGCTATGCCGTGCGTGATCGATGTTTGTGTTGAGCGGCTAAAAGGAGCGACTGATGGCAAATAAAGATATTTATTTTCGTTCGGATATCGCTCGCGGCGGCGGTGTTCAGGTTAATCGGGAGAAAGAAGTGATCGCCGGTTTCGCGGTTGTCACCAAGGGCGTCACGCACGATGAAAGGGGGGAGTTTGATGAGGTAGCGTTGAATTCGGTGGTGGAATTTGGCAATCAGGCGAAGGCAGGCATCAAATCTCGGTTTGGTCATCCAAATATGAGTGGTACAGCTTTGGGAACGTTCTTGGGTCGGGCGAAAAACTTCAGGCGCGATGGGGATATCGTCCGGGCGGATTTGCATATCGACCCGACCGCTCACAAAACGCCGGACGGTGATTTGGCTGGTTATGTCATGAACCTTGCGCAGAGCGATCCGGATGCATTCGGGTCTTCCATGGTAATTCATTGGGAAGAAGAGTTTAAGAAGGAAACGGGTAAAGACGGCAAAGCATTGCCGCCGTATATCCGCGTCAAAAAACTTATGTCGGTGGATGTGGTTGATGATCCAGCGGCGAACGACGGTCTTTTCGGAATGCCGTTCTTCTCGGAAAGCGTGAAACCGTCCGCAGAGATAACGGCGTTTTTAGATAAATTTCTCAATCAGCCGGAAGCGGTTGAGAAGGTGATCTCGTTTTTGCAGAGATACGGTTTTAACAGAGATACCAACAAAGAGGAGGAAGAAATGTTTGAAGAAATCACGTTAGAGAAACTCAAGGCGGAGCGATCCGACCTTTACAACTCCATTCACGCGCTTGGGGTTGAAGAAGGAACGAAGAAAGAGCGCGAGCGGGCAGGTTCGATCCTTAAGAAGTCAAAAGGGTTTAAAGACATGAATGATCTTGCTCTCGAGTCGATCGATAACGGCGCTTCGATTGAACAGGCCACGATCAAGTTTCAGGAAAAACAGCTTGAGGGACTGCAGAAGGCATCGGTGCCTCCGGTCGGGCCTGATACGGGAGAGGATCTGTCCAAGAAACCGGCCACGCATCTTGAAAAGGCGAGGGCTTACAAACTGGAACACAGTTGCAGTATGACCGAGGCTTTGAAAATAACGGCGGATAAACGTCAAAAGTAAAACGAAGGAGGAGAAAGATGTCACAGTTTAATTTAGGTTCAAAGGCATTTGTTGCGAATGAGGCGGTAATCGAGCCGTATCGCAGAGTGAAGTTAACTACAGGTAGCGGGACGCTGGTCGAATACGCGGACGCGGGAGATGCGTTCATCGGTGTCAGTGCGGCAAGGGCGCTTACTGGCGAGATGGTTTCAATCGATCTTAAGCATACCGGCAGGTCGTTCAAAATGGAAGCCAACGGCGCGATCGCTATCGGCGGAAGTTTTTACGGCGCGCTGGACGGCAAGATCAGCGCAACGGTGAGCGGTTCGATTCAGGGTCGTAATTTGGAAGCGACGGCGGCAGACGGTGAAATCGTCGAGTGCATTCTATTGTAAATAAAGTTTTATAAAACGAGGAGGAATACCATGGGAGTTGATTATTCAGGTTCAAGAGCAGTGCCTAGGTTGGATCTGGGAGAGGCGACTTTGGAGTTTACGCAACAGCAAAACGAGTTTATCGGCACTCAAGTTCTGCCGATTTTTCAAACCAAAAAGAAATCGAGTATCTTTCCGGCGATCACGCGTGAAAGTATCACCCGCGAGGCTGATACCAAACGCGCCCCGCGCGGAAACTACAACCGCGACGGTTTCTCGGCCAAGGACAAGCAGTACAACTGCGAGGAGTTCGGTCTTGAAGGCGTATTGGACGACGGCGAAAGAACGCTTTACTCCACCGACTTCGACGCTGAGCTGACGACAGTTCAAATCGTTACCCGCAGGGTCTTGCAGGCGCAGGAGCGGCGTGTCGCTGGACTTATGTTTAATACGACCATGTTTACCGGTGCTCAGCTTTACACCGATAACTCGGCAACGCCTTGGACGAGCGCATCGACTGATGTGATCGCGCAGGTGCGCGCAATCCGCGAGAAGGTGCGTGCCAATAGCGGCATCGACCCCAGCACGCTCATCTTCAGCAAGGCGAATCTTGACCGGCTGTTGAATAACAGCGTCATCAAAGATTGTATTAAGTACGTGGCGCGGTTAACCGAGGCGGAGATATTAAACGCTCTTGCGGACGTTTTGGGTGTAAAGAACATCCTTGTCGGCAGGGGAATTTATAACACCGCCAAGGAAGGCAAGACGTTCATCAATGGCGATATTTGGAATGCCTCTTACGCCATGGTCGCGGTGATTGGCGATGCGAATCGTCTTTCTGATCCGAGTGTTGGAAGGACATTCCTTTGGTCGTCTGACAGTCCGGAGAATGCGACGGTCGAGCAGTATCGTGATGACGCGTCACGAAGCGATATCTTCCGCGTGCGCCAGCATGTGGACGAGATCGTCATTGATCCGTACTTCGCGCACCTCATGAAGGTTGCTTAAGGAAATTAAGGCAAGGGGGATCCTCTTTGCGGGGATCCCCCGCAACCTTTGGAGGAGAGATGAGTTTTAAGACTCAAGTTAAGCAGGATGCGGCTAAGGGTTTTTTAAACGCCAATGAATTCGCGGAAAGCATCGTATACACGCCCAAGGCAGGCGTTCCGAAGACTATCACGGCTGTTGTTAACCGTAAACGATTAGATCCTGCGTCTGAGGATATCGGCCGTGTTCTTATCAATCAATGTGAAATCTTTATTGCCAATGATGCGGCGACAGGCGTTGCGTCCATCAACAAGGGCGGGGATATGGTGTCGTTCTCTGAGAATATCAGCGGGTCAGCTATTAATTGGATCGTAGCGGATATTTTAGGGCAAGACGAAGGTATTTGGCATTTACTGGTGCAGAAATGAGCGAATTAACTGTTGAGATAAACACGCGGAATCTTGAACGGGCGATCAGGTTGTTCCCGAAGGATCTTAAGTATGAAATCGCCGACGGCATGGATCATATCAGCCGGAAGTTTTTGAAAGTGTTCAAGCAGACGCGGCTTCAGGGCCCTCCGGGGATAAAAGGGCGCCCGCATGGGATATTCACGCATTTTAGCCGCGCAAGTTTGGTATCGCAGGATATTGAAGGCATGGGCATGGTGATTTTCTCGGACTCGAAAATCGCGCGTATGCATGAGGAAGGGGCAACGGTTAAGAACCCGGGCGGAGGAAAGCTCGCGGTGCCGCTTTCGGCGAGGCGTGAGTTGTTTACCTCTAACGGACGTCTCAAAAAGCAATACCGACAGCCACGGCTAATCAAGAACGTGATTCCCATTCAATTGAGAGGCAAGACGTTCTTGGCGAAGGTAATAAAGAAAGCGAGGCAGATTTTGCCGCTTTTTGTTTTAAAGAACAGCGTCCGCATAAGGCCGAGGCTGATGTTTTACCAAACGTGGGATGACCTGCAAAATGAACGGATAATTATTCTCAATAAATCCGTCGAAAAAGCATTGAGCAAAGTATGACGATCCGGGAAAGTATTTTAGAGGATTTAAGGATGACGCTTTTGGGCGTGACGATCGCTAACGGTTATCACAACGATATTCAAAGCGTCCAGCGTTGGCGGCAGGCGGGTAATTCTCTTTTATCGGTGCCGTGCGTTGTTATTAACGCGGGCGCGGAAGAAAAGGATCCGACGCCCAATCCGTTCATGACGTGCCGGTTTACTGTTTATTTGGATGTGTGGGTAAGGCAGGACGAGGATGATCCGCAGTCAACGGATTCGATTTTAAATAGTCTTTTAGGCGACATCGAAAAGGCAATCATAGGTGATGTCACCCGCGGCGGGAATGCCAAGGATACGAATATCAAATCAAATGTTCTTTTTGAAACGGTGGAAGGCCAGCCGCACGCTGGGATTGTCATTGAGTTGGAAATCATTTATCAGCACAAACAGAATGATCCGGAAGTTTCCGGATAGAGGAGGAGAGTCATGTTAACGCGTAAAAGACAGCTGGCCGCAAAGATAGAGGCGGTGGAGGGTGTTGCCGAAACGCTCGTGGCCGCGGATGCGAAGCTATTGGTTTATAACCCGAAGGTTAGTTTTGATGTGGTGATGTTTGACCGCAATCCCGCTCGTCCGTCATTCTCGAATATCGGTAAAACACCGGGTAAGCGCACAGCGGGTATTTCTTATCGTTTGGAATTAAGAGGATCCGGCACGGCTGTTACGGCGCCGGAATGGGGAAAATTACTTCAAGCGTGCGGGTTCGGGGCAAACGCGCTTAAGTCTATGAACATCGGCGCAGTTACTAACGGGCCATTTCAGCACGGTGAAACTATTACAGGCGGCACGTCAGCGGCAAAGGGCAGGGTGGTTATTAATACCGCGACCGGAGCGACGTTTATTTACTTCGTGACTGTATCAGGCACGTTTTCGACTGGTGAAACGATCACCGGCGGCACATCTGCGGCGACCGCTGTCACATCATCTGTTCCGACGACTGTGGGCAACGAATTCAAGCTCGTTTCCGATAATATTCCCTGTTTGACGCAGGGAAATTATGAAGACGGCATCCGCAAGCTTATCAAGGGATCACGCGGCAAGGTGAAGATTGGTTTTAGGTCGGGTGAGCCGGTCATGCTGGATCTTGATTTTCAGGGCGTTGAGGCGGGGGTCACGGATACGGCGTTCTTGGCAAATGTGACTTACGAGACAACAAAGCCGCCAGTTTTCTTAAGCGCGCTTTTCTCGGTGGACGCGTATTCGGCCAAGATCGGAGAAATGGACATTGATATCGGCAACGTTTTAGCCGTGCGTGATGATGTCAATGATGTTCGCGGAGTTCTCGCGTTTGCGATCACGGGGCGTAATGTCACGGGTTCGTTCAATCCGGAGATGGTAACGGTTGCGGCCTATGACTTTCATACCAAGTGGTTCTCGGGCGCGGAGATGGTTGTCGACTGCACTATCGGGTCGGTTGCCGGTAATAAATTCAGGATTTACATTCCAAAGGCGCAATACACGAAAGTCGATGACGAAGACAGGGACGGGCTTCAACTGGCAAAGAGCGCGTTTTGCCTTAATGGTTCAGTCACGCCGGGTGACGATGAAATAACAATCTTGGCACTTTAACGAGGAGGAAAAACATGCTTACAGGGATAAATATTTATGAAAGCAAACCTTACAAATCAAAACTGGATTCCGACGCGGGCAATCCTACTGTGTTTAATCTCGGTCTTCTTGATTCTCATTTAAGGGCATTTATCGAGGATCAAACGACCAGTTTCGAATTCAGTTCAAAAAATCCGAAGGAACCGGCCAAGGCGAACATCAATGCCTCAAAGCGCAATCTCATGGTGGTGAAGTTCGGGCTTAAAGGGTTGGAGAATTTTCTCGATCCGCGGGATAAGAAGCCGGTTAAGTTTGACACCGTGTCTATGCCGGTGAACGGCAAGAATTACAACGTCTTATCCGACGAGATTATTTCAATGTTTCCAAAGGCGTTGATCGATGAGTTGTCCGAGGTGATCTTGGCTGAAAATACATTGAGCGAGAACGAAATAAAAAACTGACACTGGCGGTCTGGTTGCATAAATTTAAGCTGGACTGCCACAAGTGTTCAGGCGCTCAAAAGAACGAGCGGGGTTGTGAGACTGATTCGCCGATCCCCGGCATGTGGAAATTAAACGATTGGGAGTTTACGCGATGTCCAAGAATACTTGTCGAAAGAAAAAGCGTTGAATATCTAAGTGCGTATTTTTTCTTCATCAAAGGCTATCTTCCCAATCCCGGCGGTTGGCTGGATCAACCCGCGAAGTTTGTTGAATCGGTTATTTTAATCGAGCGGGAGATCGCGCGTATGAAAGAGAGCGAGGAGTAGATGCCGACCAATCGTGAGCTTGAGATTGTGATGAAGTTAAAAGACGAAATCACCAAGCGTCTGCAGGGAATAGAGGGCAATATTCAGAAGTTCGCCAATTCCTGCAAACAGCTTGGCGGAACTATGCGTCAGGTCGGCCGTGAAATATCGCAGGTCGGCCAGAATCTTATCTTCATGGGCGGCGCGTTAACGGGCCCCTTGGCACTCGCATTCAAATCCGCAGAGAAGTATTCGATATCCGTTTCCAACGAACTAAAGCGTCTTGATAACGCGTTCATCGGTTTAAGAGTGAGCATCGCCGAGGCATTGGTGCCGGTTGTGCATCAGGTGGCCAATGTTTTCGGTAATTTGCTCAATATTTGGAACAGTTTGTCGCCTGCGACTCAGGGGTTGATTGTTCAATCGATCGCAATGACCGGAATATTTTTAATGTTCGGAGGGATCGTACTGTCTTTGGTCGGTAGGTTCACGAGGCTTGGGGGAATTATTATCGATTTGGTGGCTAAGTTCGCGTTGTTTGCCTTGGCGAATCCATGGCTTGTGGGGATCGCGGTTGTTGTTGCCGGGCTTATTGTCGTCTTTCTTAAATTCAGAGACGTTGCTGTGCCGGTCTTGAATGCGATTGAGATCGGTGCGCAGATGGTTTACATCGGGTTCGTCAAACTCATCAAATACCTTTTGGTAGGTTTCGATAATGTCACGATTGGTCTTATAAAGTTTTATGAAATTCTGGGCAAGTTGCCTGGACGGTTAGGCGAGCCTTACCGCGAGGCGGCACAGAATCTCGAGAAGTTTCGGGAAAATCTGCAACAGCTTATTAGGGCGTCCGACGTAGAGATGTCGCGCGTAGGCGAAAAGATTTCAAATACGCTTTCGACCGGAGAGGGTAGTTTAGCTCAAGGATACGACAAAGCCAGAGCGGCAATCAAAGGTTTTGTCGATTCACTCAAAGGTCTTGGCAATGAAATTGATATTAAGGAGGTAGCGCAGAAGTTTGACGCGCTTCAGTCCGTAGCGGAGGGAACTGCGCGTTCGCTGGGAAGCGCGTTTAAACATTTCTTTAGTGATGCGTTTCGCGGTCAGCTGGATGACGCAAAAGATTATTTTGCAGAGTTCGGGAATATGATGCTGGACGTTTTAGCCGAGGTTTTTGCCAAGATGATTTTGATTAAGACGGTAGGGGCAATGTTCCCGGGCATGATTCCTTTCTTTCATGAAGGCGGGATGGTTTATCACGCGGGCGGGGTTGTGCAACCTATCCGCGCGCACTCGGGCCTTGCTCCGGATGAGATTCCGATTATCGCGCAGTCCGGCGAGGGAGTGGTGTCGCGGCGGGGCATGTCGGCTTTGGGATCAGGTAATTTGAAACGGTTAAATCGCGGAGATGGAATCGGCGAAACAAGCCAGATGTTTAATGTCTACATTAACGCCAATGACGCGAAATCATTCAGGGATTTGCTTGTTCAGCACCCGGATGTTTTTGAGAATGCGATTATCGACGCGCTTAATAAGAACAAGCCGATTCGTAACGCCATGAGGAATAGGCTATGAGTACCGCAGTTTTGATTTTCACGCCGGAGTTCGGCCTTCAAGAGGACGTTGAGTTCTCGACACTCATTTTTCAGGCGGACAGCGGAAAAGAAAAACGCAGGGCTAAATGGTCACGGCCTATTCGTACGCTTAATTGTTCTCTTGGTAACCAAAGCGAAACGGGGGTTGGGCTTATATGGGATTTCTTTAAAGCCAGACAAGGCAAGTACGATACGTTTTGGGTGAAGTTTCCGACGAGTTATAAAGTAACGGCGGAAGCGGTCGGCACCGGCAACGGTTTGCAGACGGTGTTCAATCTCGATTACTTTCCGGTTGATACCGCTTCAGTCAAAGTTTATGTGAACGGAATTTTGCGGACAAGCGGTGTCAGTATTATCAACGATTTAACGAATGAGTTGGCGAAAATTACTTTTTCGCCCGCGCCAGCAAACGGCGCAGTCATTACGGCTGACTATGAGTATTACATTCAGGTGCGTTTCGACGATGACAAGTTATCGAAGGAGTTGGTGCAATTTAAACTTTATAACACTTCAGTGAAGTTCAAAGAGGCGTTGTGGAATATTTACACCGCGCCGTAAGGAAGAAGCATGCAGGATTTAACAGTTCAATATAAAGACGAGGCAATCAAAGAGGCAAACCGGCCGGTTGAACTCTATGACTTTTATTTGGGTTCGCAGAATTCGTGCGACACCCAGACGTTTTATTTCTGCACGGATAATAAGCGCATTTACTTTTGGAATTTAGACGGCGTCTTGCAATATTACCAGCCGCTCGGGATCAAGCGGTCGGCAATTCCGGCCAGCAACCAGCTGGAGATCGAGGCGGTTTCGGGCGAGTTTGATAACGTGGACAGGCTTTGGAGCAATTGGCTTAACTCGGTTGATTTAAGAGGCAAGCGTGTGGTTATTCGTAAAGTCTTTCTTGATCTCTTAAACGACCAGACGCATGCCAAGGTTATGTTTGACGGGATCATTAACGCCGTTTCCGAATTGACCGAAGTCAGCGTCAAGATCGAGTGTAAGTCGAAGCTCAAATCTTTGGCGGTGGAAACCGGCCGGATGCAACAGCTCTATTGCAATTACATCTTTGGCGATGAGTTTTGCCAGTTGGACGTTTCAACGACGCGTATTAACGGTCAGACCGTGGATGCGGGATCAACTACGGTTGCGGTCATCGATGTGGCAAGGGCAGAGGCAGACGACTGGTGGAATGACGGAATTATTCAGTTTTCTTCCGGCGTGAATAATGGACTCAAACGCAAGGTGGTTGATTTCATAGCGGCAGAGCACAAGCTGATTATTGATTACGCATTACCGCAAGTATCGGCGGCAGGGGATCTCTACACGATTGAGCGCGGGTGCGACAAGTCGTTCGATATATGCAGGAACAGGTTTAACAATCAGGCGAACTTCGGCGGGTTTAAACATATCCCGCAGTTAATCAATCCCATTAAGAGGGAAGAATGAAGAAGCTCGATACGGAACTGCTTAACAAATTGGTCGGGATCAAATGGCTTCAGGACGGCCGTGATTATTCCGGAACGGACTGTGTTGGGCTTATGCAGTTGTATTTTACTGCCAAGGGCGTGGAAGGTGTCGCGCCTAAGATCAGTGAGTTTACGTCTGAAACACAGGACGAAATCGTTAAAAGAATCATCGAGATCAACACGATTGTTCTACTTGAGGGCATTCAGCCCGAAGACGTTCTGGTTTTTAAGATCAACGACGAATTGCATGTCGGGTTGTATCTCGGTTATGGCCGCATGCTTCATGCTAAGAAGGACGGTAAATCCCGTATTTCGCGGCTCACGTCGTCTTGGGAAAAATACTTCCTTTTTGCTATCAGAGAGAAGGACGGCAAGATTTATATCCCGCCAGCGGGGCCCCCAGTGGCTATTGCAATTGCGCTGGTGATTGCGGATTACGCCGTGGCGTCTTTCATTGCCGGTGGTTTGATCGCTTTGTCGCTTACTACGATTGGCTATTTGATTGGTACGGCTTTAATCGGGTATTCGATTGGATTGGCTATTCAGGCACGGCAGACGTCAAAAAGCGGCGGGTCGTCGTCTTCACCCCGATATCAATTTGGAGAGTTGCAGACTACATCCAGCAATCAATATCCGGTGCCGGTGCTTTACGGCGAGGCGCGATTGGGCGGCAATATCGTTTATCAAAATCCGGTGATGGGCGGCGAGCAGATAGACTTGCTTATCGTTCTTTGCGCGGGCGAAATTGAAAGCATTACGGATGTCAGGTTAAACGGTGAGGTGATTGGCAACTTTCCCGGGTGTTCGTATCGTGCATTCTTGGGAACGCCTGCACAAAATGTGCAGACGGATACGGGGCTGGATTTAGACGGTATTCAATATCACAATACCGCCATGCTTCATGTTCATCTGGAAACCTCGGATAAGTTAAAAGGCGGCAGGCCGAACGTAACGTGTATATGCCGTGGCCGGAAAGTTTCGACATGGAACGGTTCGGCGTGGTCGGCCGGACATTCGTATTCGGATAATCCGTCGGCATGTATCCGTGATTATCTTTTGATGAAGATGCAGGTCGGCGGGTGCGGGTATCTTACAGCGGATATCGACGATATGTCGTTTGGTGAGGTCTATGACTACTGTGTGGATCTGGTATCAAACGGTCAGGGAGGGCAGGAGTCAAGGTATACCGTTTCGTTTGTGATTGATCAGAAACGAACGGCTTCAGATAACCTCACCGAGATGTTGGTGGGGTTCGCGGGCGCGCTTATACGTAGCGGTTCAAAGCTCAAATTGCTGGTGGCCAAGACCCAGAGCGCGGTTGCATCATTCGACGAGGATGACATCACGGATTTAAAGGTGATTCAGAAGGGGTTGGATCAGAAGATTAACCGTTTCGGTATCGAGTATTTCGATCCGACGCAGGATGACGCAAGGATCCTTGCGTGGGGCGCGGAGGACAAGGTTGATCAGGACGAACGCGGGCTTGTCGAGCAGACATTAACGATTCCGTCCATTAACCGCAAGACGCAGGCTTCTCGGTTGAGCAATCAATATTTTTACGAGCTTAAACTTTGCCCGATCTGTGTGGAGTTTACAACTTCGCTTAACGCCATAGGTCAGGAGATCGGTGACGTTATTGAAGTTACGCACTCATTGATGGGTTGGACGAATAAGCAGTTTATCATTCAGCGCATTGAGGAAGATGAGCGGGATCTATTCAAAATAACGGCGCAGGAATATAACCCTACGATTTATAACGACCGTTACGGCGCGACAATTCAGTCGTTTGATTATGGCACGCCGCCGAATCCTTACGCGCCGGTGGGAGAGGTTTCCAGCATTCAGATTTCAGAAAGTCTTTACTATCTGCATCGCGACGGAACGGTTGGCTCAGATATTCTGGTCAGCTTTGACGGGCCGACGGATGATTCAAAGATTTTCTTGAGCCATTATCAGATTGAACTCAAAAAAGGCGCGGAGGATTATAAGGTTGTCGGGACAACGACAGATACATATTTCACGGTCTTTGGCGTTGAAGATGAGCAGACGTATCGGATTAAGGTCAGGACTGTATCGATTAATGGGATCGTATCAGACGGTTTGGAATCTTCTGATTTGACAGTCTTGGGAAAACTCAACCCGCCATCGGATGTTACCGGATTCGAGGTTTCACAGGAGGGTAATTTTTTAAGGTTCAGCTGGGATGCGATCGCGGATGCGGATCTTGCCCGGTATGTGATCAGGAAAGGTTCGGAGTGGAATGCCGGTCAAGTGATCGCAGAGAGGACGGATACAACGGAGTTTATGTATCCGGTAGGTGAGATCGGTAATGTGACGTTCATGATCAAGGCGGTTGATACGTCCGGTAATGAAAGCCCATCACCCGGGATGGATTCGATAGTCATTACCCCGCCGCCAGAGATGAATTTTATCAATGACTTCGATTTGTGGAGTCAGGATCTGCAGTATCGATTGAGCAACGTTGAGTTGGTTTACACGAACGATTTCGATTCAGGGTATGTCCGGCCAGCGTTGTGTTTAAAGACGGATATGTTTTGGGAGGATCGACAGGCGCAAGGGTTGACGTGGGAGGCGCAAGAGACTGGCGGCGGCTTGAATTTAAATGGCCAGACTAAGACGACCGGTTTTTTTGAGATGCTCTCACCGATTGATTTACTTACGGTGTTTGAGTTCAAGGTGATTATCGACGCGGATTTTAAGAATGTTTCGGGCGGTTCGCTTGAGGTGCAGATAAGTGTTTCATCGGACGGGGTAAGTTATACGGAATTTGCGCCTATTGATGCATTCACGACTTACACCGGCCGCTATATTAAGTTCAAATTCGTGATTTCGACAACTGATCCGAGTCATCATTTTTATTTTTATAGTTGTCGGCTTTATATCAACGCGCCGGTGACAAAACTTTCGTGGTTTAGAGATGTGGCAATTCCGGTGCAGGGAAAGACGATTTTATTCGGTACTGGTTTTAATTACCCGCCGAGGATTACGGTGACGATCGTCAACGGCATTGTCGGCATGCCGATCGTTTCCAATAAAACAACGACACAGTGCGATATCAAGGTTTATGACCGTAACGGCGCGGCCATTGGCACCGCTGAGGTTGATATCGACGTGAAAGGATATTGATATGAAGGGCTATTGCGCGACATGCAAGGTGTTGGTTGAGATTGCGGAGTTAAAAGAAAGCACGCTGAAAAACGGAACCAAAGCGTACACCGGCAAGTGTCCGGCATGCGATACGGAAATTATTAAGAAGAAAGGTTGATCATGGAAAGACATATTTTCGATCCAAACCAGCCGACAGGTTCTATGTCGCTGGAAAATGTTCGCAATGTTTTGCGGGCTTTATTTCAAGGAGATTTGTTTGCGTTACGGCCTCGGTCATCAATGGTATTGGATGACCTTGAGTATTCAACGGATGCAGTGGCTCAAGCCAAATGGTCGGGAACTGGCGTGACGGTTACGCGTTCAACTACGAAGCAGGAAGGTAATTATGCCTTGCAGTGTGTGATTGACGCGACGCCTAACCGGCAGGTCACGCTTATTAAGGGCGTTAATTTGTCCAGTTTTAAACAGATTACGCTATGGGAGAGGTGCTCAGGCGCGAGTCAGGCTTTTAGGTTCTTCCTTGAAGATAACCTTGGGCATGTGAGCTATTGGAATTTGACTTCTCATGGGACGGCGGGGACTTGGAAAAAAGACACTCTAACCTTGGCGACGCCTGATGGAAACAACGGCACAGCGGCAGTGTTGTCAAATATCACCGATTTTGGGTTTTATCAATTGCCAGCTTCCCAGACTTTTCTATTCGACACCATTACGGCAGTGTGCGGAATGAATGTGGCGGTTGCTTCGGCTTTGGTCGGCGGGTTTTATCAGAACATTTATATCGGATCAACAAGGTTAACTTACGCAGGCGGGGCATCATCGCTTATAACAGCGCCGGGTGCTAATCCAAGGATCGATTTGCTGACGATCAACTCGGCAGGCGTATTGGAATGGACGACCGGCGCGGAGGCGTCTAACCCGGCAGAGCCAGCGTTTCCATCGGGGAAGTTTCCGATATGCCTTGTGTATTGCAAGCCGACAATGACCAAGGTCGTGGATTATGAGAGCAAGGACGCTAATCCTAACGACGCCTACATATATAAGGATGTCCGGCCTTTGTTTTTACTGGGGATGTCGTCTTTCGTTGCCTTGACGGATTGTCCGTCCAACTATACCGGGCAGGCAGGAAAGTCTGTCAGGGTGAAGGCTGATGAAACAGGTTTAGAGTTCGCGTTCCCGAACGCGACGTATGCGGAGTAAAGGATAGATGCCAGAGCATAAATTACCGCCAAAACAGTGTCCGGTAAATACGCCGACGTGGACGGATCCGGCTTTGACCGCCAATACGATTAAGGTAAGGAATGACCATGTCGAGGAACTGCGGACAAAGGTCAATCTGGAGTTCACGCGCCGGGGTTTGTCGACAGCGACGTTTACAGACGTAACGCTTACAGCTGATCTTATTAAAATCCGCAACGATCATGTTGCTGAATTGCGGGTGGAGTTGCAGAACGTTAAGACCGGCAGGGGCGAGTCGGGGTATTGCGTGCAAGATTCGTCCGGGTGTATGGATTTTACGGATCCGACGCTTACGGCGAACACCATTAAGGCGAGGAATGATCACGTTTCCGAATTGCGGTCGAAACTGCAGGCGTTAATGACCGGCTGTATTTGTGAGGCAGAACAGTGTCAGTATTGCGCGGATTGCGGGTATTACTATCAGACGTGTTCGCACGCGGGGGTTGCTTGCGATGACCACAAATACAGCGAGTGTCATCACAGCATGGTAGATCACAGGATTTGCGCGAGTTACAACCTGCCCGGGGGGACGACGCATCCGTATAAAACGGCTTCCGGTGAGCCGTTAAACACGACACCTTGGGATGGATATGTGCCGTGGTCGCCGCAGTGTAACTATACGCCACCCGGGTATAACTGGGGCGCGGTGCATTCGGACTGGAATTGCAAATGCAATCCGTACACATGGTGAGGATATATGTTTCCGAGTTTTGAGGCAAGTAAGCCAAAGACATTGAAGGTCGCAAAAGACACGAAGGACAATCCTGTGACCGAACTCATTTATTGGGTGCGGATGAATCTTGATGATCAGCGGGTTAATGGGTTCACGAAGGGGCGGTTTGATAAGCCAGAGGATTTCAGCAATGCGTTAAAGCTGACCATTCAAGGTTTGGGGATCATCGATGAACGCGGCAAGATTGCAAATTTCAGTTTCTTTATATCTGGCGAGAAAAAAGGCGAGTTGTATCTCGCGGGCATTATGCCTCTGACCGATGAGCAGAAGAAAAATATCAAAGACCGTCTTGGATTCGAGACGGTTGAGGTTGATACGAATCTTTATCACTTGGAATGGAAATGAGCGTTTTTACTTTGGAAGAAAGCAAATCAACAGGCGATCTGCCGTCATTGTGCCGAGAGGTGATTAAAGGCTACAAAGAAAACGGCAAGTTTGACGTTGATGCCGTAACCGCAAATAAGCCGGATTACACGACGATTTATTTTCTGATGACGCAGGACTGCAACCTTCATTGTCCTTATTGTTATCAGCCTCGGGAGTTTAGGCAGAAGGACAGCGGGATCTCGCGGGAGATTATCGATTGCGCCATGGGTTTTGTGGTGCGGACGTTTGATGAGGCCAAGGTTAAATTCAGCATTTTTGGCGGCGAGCCGTTTGTGAATTTCGATATGGTGCGGTATTTGGTCGACACCTATCCGATGTTTCCTTATGTGGTCACAACGAACGGCCTTGTGCTGGTAGAGAACGCCGAAGCGCGGGAGTGGGTCAAGTCAAGAAAAGGAACGCTTCGGGTGAGTGTCAGTATCGGGGCATTGAAGCAGAAGTTCGGCAAAGGATATTTGGAAGCGGCAAAGCCCGCGATTGATGTGGTTCGGCATAACGGCGGTGATGTGCATTTCGTTATTGATGATCCAGACGAGCAGGGAATTTTTGAGGATATCAAATATCTTTTTGAGTATCCGGTGCCGGTGGTGAGGATTTCGACCGCGCGGCATTGGGATCGCATCAGGGATAAGAACGAGGCGTTCAAGGCGTTATTCAAACGCGTCGCCGATTACGTTTACTTTGAAGGTTTGCCTAAGTTTGGCAGGTGTCAGTGGGATTCAGTTTTTCACCACAACATCTACCGCAGGCTCAAGGGGTTGCCGATCAAGGATGTGCCGCCTACGTTCTGCGGGTGTGGGTATATGTACTTGGCGATCAATAACAAGGGCGAGATTTATCCGTGTGACTTCTTCGCTAACTTTCCAGAGTTCAAGATCGGCGACGTGTTTAACGGTTTTAATGAAACGGCTTTGTTCTTTAAGAAGATGGGTGAGTGGATCGAAGGGCTTTACGAGGATTGCCGGGACTGTGAGGTTTGTGAGGCTAAAGATATAAGACTTTGCCCTCGGGCAATGTGCCTTGCAGAGAATTATATCAAGACTGGTAATCCGTTGAAGCCAGCGGCCAATCATTGCTGGGCGAACAGAGTGGAGTATTTCGTGTTTGATTACATCGCGCGACGTGCGATCGAACTGGGGATTAAATGAAAACGCCGGTTTACAAATCTATTTATCTGTATCTCACGCATGCGTGCAACGCAGGGTGCAGTTTCTGTTACCGGAGAGGGCTGTTTGAGCGGAACAAGCGGGAAGCGTTGGGCCCTGCCTTCATGAGCGGGGAGATGGCGTTTCGTATTTTCGATTTTGCCTTTTCCAAGCTAGAACTGGATGCTAAATTTTCGATCTTCTTTTGGGGAGGCGAACCGCTCTTGAATATGAAGGTCATCAAGGCAGTTGTGGAGAGGTATCCCCAGTTTTTGTTTCATACGAACACAAGCGGCAAGCCCGTGACAGAGGAGATGTTCAGCTGGTTCATGGCGCACAGGAATATGGGGATCACGTGGTCGCTTGGCAATGGCTATGAGAAATACGGCGGGTTGCGTCAGAAGGTCGCGGCAGAGCCGTGGGCATTTCGGCTGGTTAAGGATAACCCTGCCAATACGGTGAACTTCATGGTCACGCAATATGACCGGTTTATTGAGGACTTTGATTATTTGGTTGAGAACGTGACACGCAATATCACGATCGACTTGGCAACCCGGGTTGAGCATAAAGAGGAAGATTTGGAGAGGTTCGCGGATGAGTATTTTCGTCTGCTTGAGAAATACCGCCACGATGAGGCTTTGTATCGGTCAATGAACCCGGCATTACACAGCAATCTATATTTCATGGAATTTGGGCTTAAGTCGCAGGTGCGGCCGTTTCATTATTGCCGGTCAGGACTGGAGAGGTTGTTTATCGATACCGCTGGCGGCATTTGGCAGTGCGACAACATGTACATTTGTCAGCATAACAAGCTAGGAGATATCGATTCAGGCATTGATTATTCGCGGCTGGACTTGGCTTGGGCGATCGATGCGGATCGGGAGAAGTATTTGGGTCAGCATTGCCAAGGGTGCGAGCTTTACGGTTTATGTCCGCGCAACAAGTGTCTTGGGCTGAACCTTGAATGGATGGGAGATATGTTTAAGCCTGAGCCGTCGTTTTGCAAGATGTGCCGGGTGCTTTTCAAAATAACCAAGCGGTATATCGAGATCGAGAAAGGGGTACGTTTATGCGGGATTTAGTGGGTGGCAAGAATAAGAATGAAATCCGGAGCATCGATCTGTTTGTGACAGAGCGGTGCAACATGGATTGTGAGTATTGCTTTCATCCGAAAAGTGACGGCGTGCTTTTAGTGGATCAGGGCAAAAAGATTTTAGATCGAATGAAGGTAATCAGTCCGGATGGGCTTCAAATTACATTCTTTGGCGGCGAGCCGCTGTTATTTCCGCAGACGGTTTTGGACTTGGCGCGGTATGCCCGGGAACTCTGGCCGGATATCGATGGCAGGCACATGGCGGTCTTCAGCGTGTCTACGAATGGCACGTTCTTTGATGAGGAGGTCTTTCAGCAATTCAAAGAGCTTCAGTTTTCAATTCAGGTCAGTTGTGACGGCGATGAGATCACGACCATGGAGCATCGAAAAGGCAACTGGGCAAAGGTCATTGAGAACACAAAGAAGATGCTCGCGGTGTTTCCGGACTTAGGCGTGCGGATGACGTATACGCCCAAGACGGTCGGCCGGTTGTCGATCAATGTGCAGTTTCTGCATCAGGATGTGGGGGCGCAGAAGATCATGCACCATGCGGTCATGGAAGCGGACTGGACGGATGAGGCGGTTCAAAAATATGCCTATCAGCTCAATCAGCTGTATCACTACCGCAGGTATTGTCAGCGGCAGGGGATCCCGCTTCAGATCGCGTTCATCGATAAACCGCTCAAGATTGTTAACGACGAGGTGCCGCCGGAGTCGAATTTCTGTGAAGCAGGGAAATCCTATCTGGCGATATTGTCGGACGGCGATGTGTATCCATGTCACCGCGCGGCCAGTGCCCGGGTGTTCAAGCTGGGCAACATCTTTGAGGAGAGGCCGTTTATCCGGGGTGTATTTTTGAGCATCAATAAAGAATACACCGGTTGCTGGAAGAATTGCCCGGCGGCTTCGTCTTGCCATAGTTGCGTGATCACGCATCACAAGGTCAATAGCGATCTTGCCCAGCCAATCGAGAAATACTGCAAGTTGTGTAGGCTCGAGCACGACGAGGCGGCGAGGTATTTGACGGTGGAGTTAGGCGACCGCAGGGAGCGGATGCTTTACAAAGTCGGGCAGGTTTTGGTGGATGTTGCCAAGCAGAATGAGGAAATATTAGAGGCGTTCAAAACTAAATAAAGGAGGTACGGCAATGGGAAAAGTGATGAGTCACGAGGAGATAGTTGTTGAGAATGTCGCTAAGGCGTTGAGCCAGGCTGTTTACAATCCGGCAGGCGGTCAGTCTGCGTCATTCGCTATGGTTTGTTCAGAAGGCGGGGCGATGCGGTATTTCGTTAATGGGCAGAACCCGAGCGTGTCATCGGGCGTGTTGCTTGAGGAAGGCGATATAATCGAGCTTCCGTCTATTTATCACATAAAGGATTTCAGGGTGATAAAGGCTGGTGATGACGCGGGCAAGCTCGTTGTGACCTACGAAAGCTAAAAAGGAGGAATTCAAATGGAGCATATTAAGCATCAGAAAAAGAACAGGATCATAACCCGGGTTAATGAAATAACCACGGAAGGCGGCCTGCCCAAGACCGGACAGACGATGATTTATCAGATGGGTGATGATGGATATTATCAGATGGGCTATCCGCTTGGCGGCGGACAGAGGTTTATTGATAACGGCGACGGCACTGTGGTCGATACGGTAACCGGTCTTATGTGGATCAAGGATCCGCAGGCGGTCGGGCTGGGGATGACCATGTATTGGTATGACGCTATTAATGCCTGTGAGAACTTTGTTTTTGCCGGGCATGATGACTGGCGTATGCCGAATATAAACGAGCTTATGTCCATGGTTGATCATTCGAGATACGATCCGGCATGGGACACAATGTTTTTTGCGTACCCACCGGATCAATGGACGCCGTTCTGGTCGTCAACAATCTGCGCGCCTTGGCCGGACGGAGCGTGGTGTATGTATCCCTATGACGGTTATAAAACGACATGGGGCAGACCTTGGGATATGTGTTATGTGCGTCCGGTTCGTGGCGGGCAATCTTAAAAACAGGAGGATTAAAAATGGCAAAGGTTACAGTTGAATATAAAGATGGGAAGAAGGTTGTAACGTATCCCTCAGGCGAAAAAAGGGAGCACACGAAAAAGAGTTTGACCGGCGCAAAAGAAATGTTTGTGCGGCGCAGGGACAAGATCGATGAGCAGATCGCTTTAATCGATGATGATATTAAAAAGATCGGATAGGTTCATGCGAGATGACGGGAACTGGACAAAATTTATTACGCCGGTCTTGGTGACGATCGTTATTTTCATGCTCGGTACGATCATTACGCAGGTCAACCGCATTGATGAGAAGTTGTTTCATCATTTGGCGAATGACGAAATTCATATGCCGAGAAGCCTGTATGTGTCCAAGGCGGAGTTTGATATTCAGAGCAGGTTTATCGAAAAAGAGAATGATCGGATTATCAGGGCGATTGATGATTTGAGGAAAGATTTAAAAAGGGAGGTGTTGAAATGATTACGATTAAGTTGCTTATTGCTTTTGCGCTCGGCGTGGCAGTCGGCGGGCTGGGGATGTTTTTTTATCTTTCAATTAAAGGGATGGTGAAGAATGGCGGATCAGGAAAAGTTTAATCTTTTTAAGTTTCTGGGTAGTTTCGGTCAATGGTTGCCGTGGGTTAAGACCGCGCGCTACGCGATCGGCATTGCGGCGATCGGGCTCATCGGATTGACGATCTATAAGGCATTCTTTATGCCGACCCAGACAACGAGACAGGAGACGCATATTATCGCTCAGCCGGGCGCGCAGGTCACTATTGATCAGAAGCGTGAAGAGAAAAAATCCGGACTTGAAATTCATCCATTTGTCGAGGGGTATGGTTTCGCGGAATCCGACGAGCGCAAAGGCGTCGGTGCCAAGGCCGGGGTGCGGGTAGATTTCTGAACAAAGGCCTTGCCAACTATTAAACCCTATGGCCATATACCCTCGAAAGGAGGGGGTTTCTATGGTTAAAGAAAACATGACGGCAAAAAAGACGCGGTATATCAGCGTCAGAAACGGCGGCGAAGAAACGTACGTCGAAAACATTTCGGTTTCGGGCCGGATGCGCGATCATCTTCCGGCCACCAAGTTGCGTCTGCGGGAGATCGAGCGAGTCATGCCTTTGGGCAAGTGGTCGATCACGATTGAACAGCAATGGAAGGATGCGTGCGTTACGCACTTTCAGATGTTGGATGTCGTGACCGGTAAATTGCAGGAGTCGGTGCTATGAAAAAGGAAATCGGCGGAGTCAATCAGTATGTCTTTGCGCACGGCAAGCGGCCGTCAGGGAAAGGCGCTTGGGCGTTCAAGGGTGATGACGGCAAGGTTGTGTTTATTACCGGACTGTATTCGGATGCCAAGAAGCAGGCGCTCAAGACGATCAAAAACCCTGTATTGCAAACTTAAGGAGGACTTGTGATGGTTAAGAAAGCCAAGAAACAGAAAGGCGCGGAGGGTTCAGCGTCACCAAAGGAAGGGATCATTTTGCATGCCGGAGCTTCGCGCAATGAGCTTATGATCGCGGCCAAGGAGCGCGGGGTTAAAAACTTTCGCGTTCTCAATAAGCAGGAGCTGGCGGACGTGTTGAAGAATATCGGTGATCAGAAGGTCGTTGATGCGATCGTGGCCGATGCGGTGGCAAGATGGAAGTCCGGTTGGGGAAAGGAGAAGGCTAAGAATGAAAGTCAAAGCTGAACTTGATCTAAAGGTTGCAATGGGCGGTGTGTCGCATGACGGCACCGGCTGTCAGGGGTATTTGCCGGAAGGCACGCGATACGAGGATGTCGTTCGGGTCTTTGGCGGGCCCCAGCTTGGCACTTCGCCGGATGGCAAGATCAAGGCCGAGTGGGTCGGCAGGATCAATGGCCTTGTGTTCACGATCTACGATTACAAGTCGAAGCTGGATCCGGAGCGAAACACCGACTGGCATATCGGAGGCAAACAGAAGTTCGTTGCGGAGCTGGTCAATGTCTATCTTAAAGCCTGCTGATTAATATAAGTATAAAAAAGAAACCTTCGCTGGTCATTATGGCTGGCGGAGGTTTTTTGTTTTTGAAAGTAAGTTTTTCATTGAGAAATAAATTTGTTATGGTAAAATATGAGTCAAAATGTAACAGGGAGAACTTTCAATGAAAGAACTTGTTAAAGCATTTAACGTAGAAGAGATAGCGGAATATTTACGTCTACATCCATATACTATCCGCAGATTGGCTAGAGAAAAGAAAATTTCAGCTTTCCGCGCTGGTGGCCAATGGCGATTTCGGAAAGACGATATTGACCAATGGTCGAAATCATATCCGTTTGCAAAAGGGAAACTTCAGGGAAGAACGAAGGGTAAATAATTAGTATGAAAAATCTGCGAAGGAAATATTAAATTATTTTGCGACATTTACTGAGACTCGGTTTAATTTCAGGCGACTCATTAACTATAAATGGATGAATTTAGAAGAGGAGGCTTATGCCCTGGCTTAAATTTGACGAGAAACAATGGGAAGAGCTCAAGCAGACGCTTGATCGTGCGCGTGTAGTAAATTGCTACTGAGATGAAGCAAGGACTTAAAGAAAATGATTTGAAAGATACGGAGATACGGGGCCTAAAATTGCAGGGTTTTAGCGTACAAAAAAATGGAGGAAAAGTATGGAAAACAAACAGGAGCATTTGGCCGAAGGTGAAATTGATTTAAGGGATTGCATCAATGTGGTTGTAAAAAGGAAGAAATTTATTCTATCTCTAGTTTTTGCCTCTGTAATTATAACAGCGGTTTTAAGCTTTCTCATGCCTAAGAATTATGATGTTTCAATGGTTATTGAGCCTCCGGTATACGGAATTGCGGTAGCCGTGGACAGTGGAGATGTAAAGGTGCAATATTTAGATTTAGCAAATAATATTGCAGAGACAATAAAGTCAGGCGCTTTTGATTTAAGAATAATAGAGGCTTTGAATTTAGAAG